AACAAAGAAGAATCTGCTATACTTAAGCTTCTCCAGAACCAAAACTTCACAGCAACAGAGCTAGCAAACAGAGTGGCGGGAGATCCTATATTCAATTGGGATTACTGGCACAAGGTTCACTCTACGGTATTTGACATGGCTAAGAGGGGGTGGATTAGGAGAACAGGTAATAATAGAACGGAGTTTAGTAAATGACACAAATCACAGATAACGCCAGAACAGTTCTTGAACGACGCATATCTATCAAAGATGAGGAAGGTGAACCGCTTGAGACAGCGGAGGATATCTTCATCCGCGTAGCGTCAAACATTGCCTTGGCAGAGGCAAACTATTGCAAGTCAGAAGATGAGTTTGCACAGAAGGCCGCTATTGCGGAAAAGAAATTCTACACCCTTATGTCCAATCTTGACTTTCTGCCAAACTCACCTACGCTTGTAAACGCGGGCAACGAACTACAGCAACTTAGTGCTTGCTTTGTTATTCCCGTAGAAGATAGCATGGAGAATATATTTGAAGCAGTTAAACAAGCGGCCCTTATCCATAAGACTGGAGGCGGCACCGGATTCAGCTTTTCTAGGCTCCGCCCGGAGAACTCAACGGTTAGTGCGACTTCTGGAATTGCGAGCGGACCTGTGTCTTTCATGCAGGTATTCGATAAGGCCACAGAGGTTATCAAGCAAGGGGGAACTCGTCGCGGAGCTAATATGGGTATCCTGCGGATTGACCACCCCGACATCCTTTCGTTCATTCATGTCAAGGATGGTAAAGACAGTTTATCGAATTTTAACATATCCGTGGCGATCACTGACACGTTTATGGAGAAAGTTGAGCACGATCAGGATTACGATCTCGTAGACCCTAAGACTAACGGGGTTGTTCAAAGGATCTCCGCTCGCAAGGTTTGGGGTGAAATCATCGAAAGCGCATGGAAAACTGGTGATCCAGGAGTGGTATTCATTGATAGGATTAACGCATCTAAGGCTAATCCCGTGCCCGCTAGAGGGCCAATTGAGAGCACTAACCCATGCGGGGAACAGCCGCTTTATCCTTGGGACTCATGTAATCTTGGATCTATCAACTTGGCAAACTTTGTTGAAGATGGTAAGGTAGACTACCCAAGACTTCAAGAGGTAATCCACGACTCAGTTCACTTCCTCGATAATGTTATCGATATGAATAAGTGGCCAAATGACAAGATCGCAGAAGTGTCGATGGCAATCCGCAGGATTGGCCTCGGTGTCATGGGATGGGCCGACATGTTGATTAAGATGGGAGTTCCATATGATAGTAGTGAAGCTTGCTACTTAGCCGAGCAGCTATCTTCATTCATTCAGAGAGAAGCTGACGCTGCGTCAAGGAAGCTTGCAGTAGAACGTGGGCCCTTCCCTGAATGGGATAAGTCAATCTACAAGGATGATGGAATTATTAGAAATGCAACACGAACAACGATTGCGCCTACCGGAACTATTTCTATTATTGCTGGTTGCTCCTCTGGTATCGAGCCGGTGTTTGCTTTGGAATTTAAGAGAAGTCACTATCTTGATAAAGACCCGAATAAGCGCCATGAGATGGATGAGGTTCATCCAGAACTTAAGAACTGGAGGGAAGTAAATGGATCCTCGCCAATCCCAAGTTATTTTCGATCTGCTATGGAAATTGATGCTAAATGGCATATTGCACATCAGTCAGCGTGGCAGAAAAACACAGACAATGCAGTATCAAAGACTATCAACCTCCCAAGCGCGGCTACGGTAGAAGATGTCAGAAGTGTCTATGATCTTGCATGGATTTCAGGATGCAAAGGGGTAACAATTTACAGAGATGGATCTAAAGAACAGCAAGTTCTTTTCACAGAACAGACGACGGCAAAGGAGGCTCTTGAAGCTAGGCCTGCGCCTATTAGAAGAAAGTTACCCAAAGAGCGAAACTCAATTACCCATAGAGTCGACCTTGGGGAGACTGAGACTTTTATCACTGTTGGACTATATGAGGAAGGGACACCAGGAGAAGTATTTATCGTTGCTAACCGAGTTGGATCCTCTACTAGAGGATATCTCGATTCATTTGCAACAATGCTTAGTTACGCATTGCAGTATGGTGTGCCTCTTGAGAGAATCTGTGACAAACTTATTGCTACTAGATTCGAGCCCTCAGGATTCACTGGAAACCCTGACATACCTGTTGCGACTTCTATTATCGACTACATCGCGAGATGGCTGCGTAGAAGATTCACCGAGAACCACGATAATGCTGAATACATCTCACGGCCTACTGGAGATATGTGTCCCGAATGCTCTAGCGCAATGTTTTATGGAGAAGGGTGTACCACATGCGCGTCCTGCGGGTACAGCAAATGCGGGTAAGTGCGACAGGGTAGAAGGATGTACGCAACCAAAGGGTCACTGGCCACACAATATGACAGAAAAGGAGTTTTGGGACTGGTGGGCAAAGGAATATGAGTAAACCAAAGAAAGTAACAATTAACTTAGTCAGTCAACACAAAGATCTTGGCCAGCGTTTCCTAAAAGACGCACAGGCCGCTAACCATCTACCAAAGAGGTTCTCCGGGTTTATCACCCCTAGGTTTGGAGATATGGTATTTGTTTACCAATATAGAGACAACGTACTTGTTGGTGTTGTAATTATTCATGTTAACAACATAGAAAACTTTGCTAGCAAGATTGTTAAGTCGTCTAGGACATTTGATTTTCTTACAAGCAGGAGGATAGACGAAGATGGAGAATCAGACACCGCTAGTGCCGTTCGACTCGGAGGCGGAGAAACGAGTGATAGGGGCGCTATTGCTGAACAGGAGTCAGATCAGTGATACAATGCTCAAACTGCTACCGAACCACTTCTACACTGTATTCGGGAAAAACGTTTACGAGGCTATGTGCGCGCTGTTTATCGACGGAAGTCCCGTTACGCCAGAAACTATCGCAAACTATCTACAGGGAAGGAAGGTTGACGGAAGATCCGTCCTCGAAACGATTGGTGGCGCGAAAAGTATCGTCGGAGCACTGGAAGGAATAGAAGAAACCGAGCTTGACTATTGGAAGGGCGCGGTAATAAAGAAAGCTGAGGAGAGGGCTTTACTTGAATTCGCAAGTGAATGTCGAAGAATGGCCCTCTCCGACCCTGCTGATGTTGCGTCTGTTAGATCTATGCTTGAGGAGAAACTAATCTCTTTATCAGGAGGGCGAGAAGGTGCGTCTGTTGGTATAGAACAGGCCGCTGATGAGTTTATTCCTAGAATGGAGAGATATGTCAATGATCCAGATGGAATCATTGGTTACGAAACAGGGTTTGGTAAGCTAGACAGGGCACTAGACGGACTCCAGCCGGGGAACGTCACTATCATCTACGCTCCTTCATCAAGATTCAAGTCACTATTTGCTACTAATATTGGTTGGCACCTAGCAGAACAGAACATCCCCGGCCTGTGGTTTACCACTGAGATGCCAAGGATTCAAGTGTTTGAGAGAATTCTACAACTAGAATCCGGGTTAAACATCAGGTGGCTCAGGAGAGATGGGTTGCTGTTTAAGTACGGCGTCGAGATTGAATCTGCACGAAAACGTCTTTCTCATATGCCTGTGTACTTTTGCGATACATCATCCGTAGATGTTGGAGAGCTTAGATCTGAAGTGTCCAGACACATCAGATGGCATGGCATCAAGTATATCATCGTTGATTTAGTTGATCATGTTAGCTCATCTAGGTATCGCGATGAAATGGTTAACAACCAACGGGTGGTCATGGCCAGTATGAAACAAATAGCTAAAGACTTTAACATTCACGTCATGTTGGTTTCACACGTAACAAAGGGAAACCAGCAAACCAGAGAGAAGGCAGACCTTGATGTTGAAGAAATGATTGGCTCAGCAGCCAAATATCAAGATGTTGACGCTTCTATCTCAATCGGGCCAGTAACATACAAAATGGACGAAAGGTCTGGTGAAATGCGTCTTGTCGCTATGAGTAGAGAAGATATTATCTCACACATGGAAAATCGTTCTAATATGGAAGTTCTTTTGTCAATCACAAAAAACAGGCACGGAGAGTTAATTCGTGACATTATTGAATTAGATCTCAATCAAGGTGGTAGATTCTTAGATCCAACAGGTGGATTTATGTATAACCGCTTGACATATCAAGATTCATTAGGTATACTAGAGGAAGATGGATGAACTAAACGAAACACTTTATCCCCCTTGTTTTAACTCGCTAGAGCAATTTAGCGAATGGGCCTCCCTCGCCGAAGAAACCGGTGTAGGGAGGTTTCAATTTTGTCTTGATTGTACTAGAAGCTACCAAGCAAAGATGGTGTATGAGGGTAGGTGTGAGTTTCCCGAAACGCAATTTACGGTTATCACTAACGAAGATGGAGAACAGGAGGAAGTTGGATGTGATAATATTATGTTGGAGGATTCATGGGAAATAAAGCATACCTAAGCCAGCGAGCCAAGAAGGAGCTTATAGAATGGGTTGCAGCCAACGGGGAAAATTACAACCTATATCGAGAGTTGTGCGAAAAACGCGGATGGACTCCTTATACGCCAAAGTATTTCCATACTTGGATCTACAGGAGAAAAGGAAAATTAGATCTAGCGAGGGCGGATCATGCAGAAGAAGTACGTAAGATGTCTGTATACAGTAGAGAGAGGCGCGTCGAGGAACTGGAACAAGATGTTGGCCGTATTAACGCAGTTATTATCGCTTTTGAGAACGAGAAAATGCACATTTGTTCACACTGCGAATTACTGCATACCACTACACCTGACACTCTCATTAAGCTTTCTGAACAAAAGAGGAAGCTATTGGAAGCAATTGCGAAAGAGAGAAACGAGTGGGGTAGGGAACCTAGGGAATCTGAGGAGGTTTCTGTTGGAGAGTCAGCTAGAGCAATTGCTTTGGCGAAACTTAATAAGGCCACAAAAACAACGATTATCGACGTGTAGAACCCCTTGGGATTCTATTAAAGAATACTACGGACACAGGTGTGCATATTGCGGGGCTAGAACAAAACTTACAAGGGATCACATGGTTCCACGGTCTCGCGGAGGAACAATGTCAAAGGACAACATTGCACCAGCGTGCGAGTCCTGTAATATGAGAAAGGGAGATCAACCCATTTGGGTTATGCTAGGAGGGTAGATGGATAGATTAAGCTATGAGGTGTGTAAACCTTTTTACGACGCCCTAGGGCTAGAGTTTGAGGAATACAACCCAGCTCAGTTTGCAGTGGTATCATCAAAGGACAGGTTCCCATTGGTAGTTGGTGGAGAAAGAGGGGGAAAGTCTTTTGCTACTGCCGCTGTCTTCGTTCCGCATATAGAACTACTCCCACAGATTAGACCGGCAAGGTTTCTTAATAGCGATGGAACTATCAAGTTCAATCCAAAAGATAAGAAGCCTATGGTGCCGGACTTTGTGCTTTTTGGCCCTAGCTATGCCGAACCAAGGGTTGAATTTTCCTATATCGAGGATTGGTTAAGAGACCTTGACGATGTTCAGTTTGTCTCTAAACCACAAGACGGCCCATGGAGACTACTCACAAAACATGGCGTGGTGCTCTCTACGTGGTCAACAGATAACCCAGGAACCATTAGAGGTATCGACCTTGAGGCTGCCGCTGCTGTTGAGTGCGGCAATATGGAATGGGATGCTATTGAGCGCATACAGGGTAGAATCGGGGCCAAGAGGGGCTTCTGTGTGTACTCAGGAACCATGGAGAACGCTAAGAGGTGGTATGTCAACTGGAGTATTGAAGGCGAACGGGAGAATAAGTTTCGCATCAAGACATATAAGATTCCATCTTGGAGCAACACAAAGGAATTCCCAGGCGGGGAAATGGATGATGAAATCCAGCGATGGAAGCAATTCTACGGGCCAGATTCATACACATGGTTTACGCGCGTGTGCGCTACTCCTGTTCCACCAAGAGACAGGGTTCTCGGAGAATTCACAGACAGGCATATTAGAAAGGTGAAGATTCCTAGGAAGCCAGACGGCTCTTATGATGCAAGAATTGAGATCTGTATTGATCCAGGGTACCTACCGTCGGCATACGCTGTGTTGTGGGTGGCCTCATGGGACACGCCAGAGGGAAGGTTCTGGTATGTGTTTGACGAGCTATATCAACAGATGACCAACAATGAACAGGTTATCGATTGGATTAAGAACCATAAGTTCTACAAGTACCTAGGCCCAACTGACATGACAATTGATGTATCTGCAAAAAGACACGCTGATGGCAATGAACCCGCTATTGAGAAGTATAAGAAGCTCACCAAGCTTAAGTCTCCATATTTTAAATACTGGCATGAGAATGCCCTTATTGAGCGACTAAGAACAACTGCACACCAGAACATGATTGCTGTCCACCCTAACTGCGAAGGCTTTATTGCCGAGCTAGGCCTGGGCACCGAGGTGTTTCAGGATATGCACCCATGGAAGTACCATGCGGCAAAAGATGGTACTATATTAAATGACAAGCCTATTGATGAGTGGAATCACTCCGCTAAGGCTCTTGGTTATCTTCTCCTTAGGCATCTGAATATTGTGGAAAGGATGGGTGACTCCCCTAAGCCACTAAGTAGATTCAGGAGAGGAAGATCTGGTAATAACAGATTCTATAAAAGAAAAGAGGTATACGCTTAATGCTGCCGCCTAAGACAGAAGATGAAGCTCTAGATCTAATTGACTACGCAAGAGGGTACTACGCAACCCAGGTAAGCGAGTTTAAGGTTGACGAGGAGTATTACGAAGGGGACTTCGGTAACACAGTAGAGGTTCCAGAGGGCTTCGAGGTTACGATTCCGACCACAGGCCGGGCTATTGTAGACGAGGCTGTTGACAATGTTGAGCCCTATGAGATCTTTGTGAGATATGCACCCAGGGGCTTTGGTAAGAAGCCACAGGAAGACGCAGATGAAATCATGCGATTCCTTAAGAACATGTGGATCTACTGGAGGCAGTCTAACTCTGACATTGATGTTCTAAGAGACTTCATTAAGAACCTGTTTATTTACGGCAAGGGTGTGTTTAAGTGTGTACCAGAGCAAACCCTGTGGCCTACCCTCTCAAGTAAAGACGAGGGTGAGTTAATGGCTAAGGGTGGTAAAGAACTCGTAAAGGAAAAGAGTAGGATTATCAAGAAGCTCAGGGCACAGAACTTCCCTGTTATTATTAGAAGTATGAACCCTAGGCACATCATGGAAGATCCAACAATGGATGCCAGAAAGCTTTGGGTAATTGAGTATTACGAGATTTCTAATGATGAGATTAGAAATAGATTTGCTGGTGAATATAAGTTCTTTCGTGAGATTTGGCCTGAGGATGTACAGGTGTACGAGGTCTGGACAGCCACATGGGTTGACTGGAACGCGCGTGTACACCGTGGTAAGCATTGGGTGTTTATCCAAGGTGAGAAGATTGTTGAGGAAAATAACCCTTACCACGACGTTCCGTATGTCATCAAACACTCAGGGTTCGGAACTGAGACGTATGACGGCAAGCCAGAACGTAAGGCCGTAGGGTTCTTCACAAAGCAGATTAGGTCTCTCCTTGACGCTGAGAAGCGAAGGATCACGAACATTGATGCCCTGATGCAGCAGTTCGCGTTCCCAATCGCCTTGCTGCCAATCTCAATTGAGGGACAGGACTTTGACCTGTCTCCTGGTGCCATCAACTACGTTGACGAAGACGTGATGGCTCTTTCTAAGAATATATTCCTACAGGCTCAGCTTCCTGCACCAGAGTACATGCAGTCTCTCAATATGATTCAGAATCAGATTGAAAGAGGTACTACACAGAGAGCTATTCGAGGTGCCGGAGTTCCTGGAACAGACTCAGCCGCTCAGCTTTCTATGATTACCGCACAGGCCAAGCTTAGGCTTGAGCCGATCAAGAGGGCAACAGAGGAAGCTGTTGACATGATCAACTCTCTGGTTCTCAGATATGTTGATGATGTACTAGAAGATAGCGTTAGCGTGTTCGGTGCCGAACCAACCGGCCCTGATTCGTATACGCTAAAGCCATCACAGATTAAAGGCAGATACAGAACAAGAACATCCTTTATGCCTAATGAGGAGCAGGTAAGAGAAAGAAAGCTTGTATTGGTCACTGATGCAATTTCCAAGGCGGGCCTAAACCCCTACGACGCATTTACATACGCCGGATGGGATAACGCAATGGAAGTTATTCAGAGGAACCTTGCGTATAAGATTATGGATCATCCGTCAGTGCAGCGCCAGCTTGCTAAGATGGCTCTTGAGGAATGGGGCCTTGATGCCACAGAGCTTGAGATGGCAGAAATGTCTGACAACACAATGATGCAGCAATACCAAGCCATGCTACAGATGCAGCTTGCAGGACAGATGCAACCTGGAGGAGATGCAATGATGGAGGGTCAGGGGCAACCTCAGGGTGGTGGCGGTGGTGGTATACCTGCCGCCCCACCACAGGCAGCCGGATCTCCATTAGAGCAGGTAGACCAGATGCCAGACGTTAACCAGATGAGAGGTATGATTCAATAATGAATGGAGATCATATCCTAAACGGTGCCATGAAAGAAACCAAAAAGATCATGGAAGGAACTTATGATACACTAAGAAAGATGCAACCCGCCAGGGTTGGGTTTGAAAAGAGATCTCCAAAGGAAGTAGCGAGACTTAGAAAACAACTAGAGGGGATGGATGACCCAACCAGAATGGTTAAGATGGCTGAGTTAGCTAACCTCGCAGGACACCAAGGTAAAGAAATGGATAACTGCGAGATGTGTAAGTTTATGAAAGAAACAAATAAATAGGGGGAGTAGCAAATGGCACGAGTAACAGAACCAGGTGGCAGTGGCCCAATTGGTGGATCAGGCCCAGGGGTGTTTCAGCCTCCTCGCCCGGAGTTGGATTGGGGTAAAATAACACCTAACTACAACTTCGAGGATGGACGACTAGTCACGCCAGGCAACTCCCAGCCACCAAGCACCACTGGAAACAACTTTAATCCCGGAAACTTCTACGATAGGGTGAGGGATATTGTTTTCCCATGGCGTGAAGGAGATAATCCAGCGCAGACACAGCAAGGCGGAATGGATCCGGGGCTTGCTGCTTTACTTGAGAGCCTTGGTGTTGGGGGCGGCGGTGGTGGAGGCGGAGGTTACTCTGGCCCATCACAGTGGGAGATGGACTTTCAAGATGCTCAGTTCCAATGGCAGAAGCTACAGGACGAAAGAGACTACGCGCTTGCGCGCGGAGACCTTGAGCTTGCTAGAAAAAAGCAAGACGATGCTAACTTCTGGCAGGAGAAGATGGGACAGATCCAAGCTTTCGGCGCTGAAACAGAACGCGCTGTAGGTATGGGGAATATTGCCCTACAGAACAACCAGTTCCTTCTTGATAAGGCTACAAGCCCCAAGGATCTATTTGGATTGTACTTCCTCCAGAGGGGTATTAACCCTGACTGGGAAGCAATCCAGGCTGGTACACCAGAGGGTGGAGACGAGTTGAAAGTGAAGGATCCATTTAGTGCTTATACTCCTGTCACAGAAATGCCGGATGTGACTTATGTCCCAACAGAAACCGAGCCAGTGGAGGAGATTACTTCGCTTGCAACCGGGACAGATTACCCTGTTAGTAGGTACCCGGATGGTACTGATAAGAAGAAAAGAAAAGCAAAAAAGGTCAGTAACAATGATCTACTGAACATGCTTAGGGGAATCCTTGGTCTCGACGGAGAGGGAGGGCAATACTCTGGAACATGGCTTAGGGGAGAGCTAGATAGACCAGAGGGCCCCTATGCGATGAATGGGATGCAACAGCCTATGACGCAAGGCCCATATACAATGCCGGACGGGACAGAGAAAATGATGAGAAGGATGAGACAGCCTATGCAACGTGGCCCGCTTGACGATATGGGTATGATGGTTCCTGATCCGCAATGGGCAGCCTCGTCTGTTGATCCTATGGGGAACGAGTCTATGACAAGCGGTGGTGGCACACTGCGAGGCGGGAGAATGCCTAGATATCATGGTGGGACTGAGTTTCCTCAATTCTCTAGAGATAATATGTATAGACCGCCTATGGCTCCTCCTGACTTCCCAATGAGGAGACCGCCTACACAGATGCCAACTATCGACCCTGGATTCCAAAACTTTGGGCCTGAGTCTATCAGAAAAGCACCATATATGCCAAAGATGGGGATGGAAGACTTCCAGCGTCAAATTGGAGGGATGGGCAACATGCGCCCACCCGGACGAAGGGCACCTTACATGCCAAGAATGGGAATGGACGACCCTAGGTTTGCGAATAAACAGCCATTTGACCCAAGCAGGCTTAGAACCCGTGGGGGTGGAGCGCCAACCCTGGGGTTTGATAACAGTATGGACACCAGGATGCAGATGTACGCCGACGGAACTACACCAGGATACACTACCGAGTCAATGTTTATGACCGGTGATGCTAGGTCTAAGAACCCTTGGAACGGAGGAGCTAAGCCTGAGCTTATCTACAATCCGACTGGAGCACCAGTACGCGTGCTTAATACACAGCAAACAAGGCGTGCGCTTGACTATCCTGTGAAGCGATATAGCCTTGGAACACCTGGGGATATCTACGGATACGCTCCGCCTAGCGACAATAACCTCCAGATCCCAGGATCTAATAACTCACACATCGACCCAGCAAAGGCTCCTTCTGCCATCAGGGGGATGCTCGATGACAAGGTGCCGATTCCACCAGCCCTATATGGCGCTGTTACAGGACAGAGTATGAACAGGGGCGCTGGCCTCGCGAGTGCGTTTACCAAGAGGGGAGGAGGTGTTCTCCCGTCTATGCAGCAACTCAGGCTTATGAGCCCTGGTGAAAGAGAGAACTTTATCGAGGGATACTCTCAGGGTATCGTTGGTATTCCAAAGGAAGACCTTATGGACTACATGGGTACAGCCACACAGGGACTAGGACGCTCCGCCGTCGCTAGAGGGGGTACGTGGTATTAATGGACTTGGTGGATCTGGATGGATTCGATCAATGGAATAGCACACAGATAGTATTCCAGTTGATTTTTGCTGGATTACATTTTGCCGCTATTCTTCATGCACTAGCCACAGCCTATCACCTTAGAAAAGCGTTGAAACATATGGTACAATAATCTTATGGGATTTAAAAG